CTGGTAACTTGGACATTGGTTTTGGTGCTTCTGAACATGACCCTATTGATGTAATGGCACGTATGGCTCGTCTTCTTGACGAACAAAACGTACCCGAAGAAGGACGTTGGTTCTTAGCATCTCCTGACTTCTATGAGCAGCTTGCACAAAGCTCCTCTAAGCTTTTGTCAGTAGATTACAATGCTGGATCAGGTTCAATTCGTAATGGTCTTGTAAGTTCTGGTAAGCTCCGTGGTTTTAATATGTACAAGTCTAACAACATTGCTGCAACAACTAACGCTGCTGGCAAGTGTTTGGCTGGGCATATTTCTTCTACGGCTACGGCTCAGACGATTACTAGCACCGAAGTTATCCGTGATCCTTCAAGCTTTGGCGACATTGTACGCGGCCTCCATGTATATGGTGCTAAGGTACTTCGTGGCGAAGCTTTGGTATCGGCTTTCTACGGTATCGACTAACAATAGTCTCTAGCTGCGGGGGTCTTTATGGCCCCCAATGCTTTTATTGGATTTAAAATTATGCCTCAAATAGGAAGTGAAAAAAACCCAATTAGAATGAGTCCACACCGGACAACAAAACTAAGAGGACAATATTTAAAGAACGAAGATAAAGCTAAGTATGATTTAAACTATGATCGTATCTTTGGTTCTAAAATAGAGTTTGAAATCGCACGAGAAACATCTAAAACAATTTTAGCGGAGCAAAGTTAAATATGTACGGAAAAATTAAAAAATCTACTGCAGGAGTTTCTAACGATAAAGATGCTATGCGACGCGCAGCTGAAGAAGCAAAAGCAGCTGCAGCTGAAGAAGCAAAAAAAGCAGGAGCCAAGCCAAAAAGAAAAACACCTACAAAATCAACAGTAATGCCTAAAGCTCCTCAACGAAAAGGACCTACAAAATCTACGGTAATGTCACCTAGAGGTGTAGGACCAAAAGCTCCTCAGCGAAGGACATCTACAAAATCTACGGTAATGTCTAAACCTGCAGGTCGAAAAGCTCCTCAGCGAAGGATGCCTACAGGGAGCCAAGGAAGAGGAATGCCAAGAGGACCAATGAGATAAGCGGAGCAAAGTTAAATATGTATAAAGATAAACGAATGAAAAAAATGTATGGTTCTAAGACTATGATGAAGCGTGGCGGTTATGCAAGTGGCGGTAAAATGGGTCACAAAAGCATTAGCGACATGGAACGCTCTTGTTCTTCTAAGACTAGCATGAACACAATGAGTGAGAAGCGTGGCTAAAGGCGTACCACATTATTTTAAAGATGGAACTAAACATAAAGGTTCTTATCATAAAATGCCTGATGGTAGTTTGCATTCAAATGCTAAACATACTAAAACATCTAAACCGCTTTTTCACTTTAAAGATCTTTCGGATACTTCAAAGAAAAAAGCAAGAACGAGAAAGTAAATAATGGCAACAGATTATCTTACGCTAACAAATGATGCACTACGCGAGTTAAATGAAGTTACGTTAACTTCTGCAACTTTTACAAGTGCTATTGGTATTCAGCAACACGTAAAAGACTGTATTAATCGTGCGTATCTGGATATTGTTAACGAAGAACCTCAGTGGCCTTTTTTAGCTACAGGTCTTAGCGGTGATACAGATCCTAACTACGGTAATGTTTATGTAGAAACTGTAGCAGGTCAACGCTGGTATCTTTTAAAAACAGGTAGTAGCAGTATTACTACAGACTATGGTTCAGTAGACTGGGATAATTTTTATTTAACTACTATAGGTGTAGCTGGTGAAACAGCACCCTATACGGCTCGTAATTTACGCTTTACGACTACAGAAGAGTGGAAAGATTATTTTAGGCTTTCTCAAAATAAAGACGATGCAGACACTCAAAACTATGGAGTACCCGACAGGGTTATTAAAAGCCCTGACAATCGTAAGTTTGGTTTAAGTGCTATACCAGATAAAGTTTATCGTGTCTGGTTCTATGCTTATGATTTACCAACAGAGCTTTCTGCATACTCAGATAACATAGTATTTCCTGATATGTATAAGCCTGTACTTCTTGCACGAGCTAGATATTATATTCATCAGTTTAAAGAAAACTCACAGGCAGCAGCTTTTGCTTTAGAAGATTATAAGCGTGGACTCAAATTAATGAAACTAAATTTAATGGAACCCGCACCCGGATACTTTAAAGACGATAGAGTAAGGTTTATTTAATGTCACAACCTTTTGGTATTTCTTGTCGAGGTGGTTTAAATACAAACCTCAATCAGCTAGAGATGCTTCGTCAGCCGGGGCTGGCTACTCGATTACGTAACTTTGAAGTAGACCCAGATGGCGGCTATAGACGGATTAATGGTTTTACGGCTTTTGGGGGCGCAAGCGCAACAAGGCCTAATACATCAGAAGACGTATTAGGATGTTTTGTTTATGCAGACGGCGTTATTGTTTGTTCAGGGACAGGTATTTTTTTTAGTCAAGATGGTATTACTTGGTTACAAATAAATAGGCTTTCTGCAGTAGGGGGCGATGACTATGCAACTTTTACAGGTAAAGCATTAAGTGCAAGAACTGGGCAAGGACAATGTAGCTTTGCAGTTTTTGAAAATAGTTATACTTATGGTCAAGTAATTATAGCGGATGGCTCAAACAAACCTTTTGCTTTTAGAATGGAAGGTACGGGTGCTTTAAATACTAGAACGTTTCATACTGAATTAATTACTGTTGATAGTACAAATAGTGTAAAATATATTACAGTGCACGATCATCATTTAATAGCTGCTGGGGTGGCTAATAACAACTCTACTGTATATTATAGTGTTAATAATGATCCTGCTAACTTTTCAGGCACTGGTTCAGGTGCTATAGTAATCTCTGATAAAATTGTAGGTATTAGAGGATTCCGCGAAGATTTATTTATTTTTTGTGAAAATAGTATTCATAAACTTATAAATATTAATAACGCATCAACGATTGCAATCGTTCCTGTCGCAGAAAACGTAGGTTGTTTATCAGGGTATAGTATTCAAGAAATTGGTGGTGACTTAGTATTTTTAAGTCCTGACGGTATTCGCACTATTGCGGGTACGGCACGTATTGGTGACGTTGAATTAGGAAGCGTCAGTAGACAGATTCAAAGTATTATTGGAGAACTTGCATCTTCTATTAATACTTATACAATAGATAGTTGTGTATTACGCTCTAAGTCTCAGTATCGTTTATTTTATACTGACCCTACTTTGACTTCTACAGTGTCAAAAGGAATTATAGGTACGCTAACGACTAATGGTTTTGAATGGGCAGAAACGCTTGGTATTCAAGCTATGGGACTTACTACTGGTTTTGATTCTAATGGTATTGAAAGAGCTTATCACGGTGATAAAGACGGTTATATTTATAATCACGACAGTGGAAATTCTTTTAATCCTGCAGGCAGCGCTTCAAACATAGAAGCCATTTATCAAACACCTAATTATGATTTTGGAGACATTGGAACTCGTAAGACACTAAAATACGTAAGGATGTCATTTAGTCCAGAAGGATCTTGTCAGCCCGTTTTACGCGTTAGATATGATTATGAAAACACAGACATTCCGCAGCCTGTAGATTATACTTTAAGTAATATTCCTCTTCCTGCTACTTTTGGTTCCGGTGTATTTGGAACAGCTACATTTGGAGCCACAAATGATCCAATGGTAAGGCAGGCGGTAGAAGGCAGTGGCAATACTTGTAGCTTTAGATTGCAAAGTATAGATCAAAATTCACCTTATTCAATTAATGGATTATATATAGATTATATGCCATCAGGCAGGAGATAAGATTAATGGCTCAAACTTACACACGACAAAGTTCTTTTTCTGATGGAGATACAATAACAGCGGCGTTATTTAATAACGAATATAATCAATTAGTAAACGCCTTTAGTTATTCTAGTTCAGATGCATCATCTACAGGTCATAGGCACGACGGTACTGCTGGACAAGGCGGTAATATCCATACGATTGGTGATTTAGATTTTCTGAATAAAATTGTAGTTGATTCTACTAATAACAGATGGGGGTTTTATGTTGAAGTCTCTGCCGTTGCTGTCGAGCAAATTCGTATTCAAGATGGAGCTATTGTTCCTGTTACTGACGATGATATTGATCTTGGCACATCCTCACTTGAGTTTAAAAACATCTATATTGATGGAACAGCAAAAGTCGATACTCTTACAGTTGATGAAAACGCCACGATTGCTGGAACTCTAGGAGTCACTGGAGCTACTACTCTTAGCTCAACTTTAGGCGTAACAGGTGCTGCAACACTTTCAAGCACTCTTGCAGTTACTGGAACTTCTACACTTACTGGTAACGTAACAACTACTAACGATCTTAGCGTAGGCGGTAATCTTACCGTTACTGGAAATGCTACAATCGCAGGGAACTTGACCTTTGGTGACGCAGCAACAGACACAGTAGCCTTTAGTGCTGATGTAGCTTCTAACCTATTGCCCAGCGCAGACAATACTTATGACTTAGGTGCATCAGGTTCAGAATGGAAAGACTTGTACATTGATGGCACAGCAAATATTGATAGCCTCGTCGCTGACACTGTTGACATTAATGGTGGTTCAATTGACGCAGTAACTCTGGGTACTAACAGTGCAGTCACTGAAGCCCAAGTAGACAACATTAATATCAATGGTAATGCAATTATCTCTACTGACACCAATGGCAACATTGACCTAACGCCTAATGGTACTGGTGAAGTCAACATTTCCAAAGTAGACATTGACTCCGGTGCGATTGACGGCACGACTGTAGGTGCTGCAAGCGCGTCAACTGGCGCATTTACTACTTTAACAGCCAGCACTAGCCTAAACATCGCAAGCTCGACTACTGTTGACGGTGTGTTGGACGAAGA